CCAGATGCACTCTCAAGGAGTACAGAATTATGTGACACCGCTCCATTATCAAGTTGATATGAGTGGGTGTCGGCTACTTCTATATCACCAGTTAACATATAATTATCAGTTCTTGTTATTTTTTTTATTTTTATGCCCATTATACTTATCCTTATTTCCTAGTCTTCCTATAGAATACTCTTCTTTATTGAATGTTTCTTTATGTATCATATAATTTTTTGTACCATCATTTACCCATATTTTACCCTTACTCGTGGAAATACTACCACGTATATATTGTGGATTATTATCTAAAAAAACATCAAATGTCAATTCCTTTTGTTGTTTTGTGGTATATTTGTATATATTAGTACCATCATTATACCATATAAAACCTTTATTTTTAGGTCCACCCTTTTTACCTCTTCTTCTTTGTGCTTCTATACGTTCATTTTCAGATAAACCATTTTTATCATAATATTTTTTAGAAAAGTAGCCATTTTTACCACCCTTACTACAAATTTCACTACGTAAAGTAACATCATAATATGCACTAATACCTTTAGATTTTAAAGTTTTATGTTGTTTCTCTCTAACTTCAGCATTAAATATAGCTCTATTTAATTTTTTATTTATGATTGCTGCAGACCTACCACCATCACTACACGCCTTATTTTTTTCATCATCGGATAATGCAAACATACCAGTTTTTGTTATATATGATATATCTCCATATATTTTTGCTATCTTTTTTTGTTTATCTTTTGAGTTCAAATATTCTTCTTCAGACATTTCACCAATAAAATTGCAATGTAGGTTTAAATAATCATCTTTATGTATTGCCAACCTAATTAAATGATTTTCATATTTTAATGTAGAATATGCTGAATCAAACGTTTTTAATATTTTATACGTAAAATCATCTACACCAAAAACGTCAATCAATTTTTTAATATGTTTAGATGATGTAAAATAATCAACCCAAAATGATTTTGGATCAGATGTTTTAGAGTATTTAGCCCCAATATATTTTAATCCAGTGGATTTATTTTTTATAAAATATACATATTTCTTCATTTTTTTACCCTCGTTAAACCGTCTATAATGTTATTTATAATTATAGACGGTTTAACATAGGTAAAATGAATATTAAAAGCTAATAATAACATCCTTTTCTGTTAAATCGCTCACCTTTTTCCAACCATTTTCAGTTTTCAACTTATGATTATCAGTAAATTTATATATTTTACCATCTTCAAATTCAACCTCATATATTCTAGCCATACCATTCAAATATAATCCAGTAACATCTTTAAGTTGATTATATTCATCATACACCTTTAGATTATTAGTAACTTGAAACGCTGTACCAGCTTCAATATTATCTGTTGATATATCTATTTCATCATTGGTACAAAATCCAAATATATCTTTAAGAGACATAACACCATTTTCTGTTTTAATTAATGTGTCAAATGTTGTGCATGCATTTCCAGATGGTTTCGCACAAGTTGTCCTTGCTGCAGGATTAATACCTATGAGTGTAGCAACTTCACGGTTCACTTCTTTTACAATTTCAGCACCTTTTTTCAATATGTCAGCATTGAATAGAATTTTAGGGTTATTCATCCAACCAGTAATTGAAACACCAATAAGAGATTCCCGTTCAAATATTTTTTTGCTCACATCTGATAGAAATTTGAAGTCTGTATAACCAGCCTGCAATGTTCCAAGAATTGCACCAACCCTACAGGCATGATAAAATTTCTCTTCAGTTGTACATTTACCACCATTGATTTCACTTAGATTGCAACCTTGAAAACCAGACACACCATCAAGTTGTGGCCACATACCAATTTCTACACAATTATGCACTAAAATACCAGTTGAATTTTTATAAGTTTCATCACCCTTAGTAAGAATATAAAAATTTGAATTATCCTCTACTTTAAGATCATAAACATCCTCTTCAACATCATCTTCAATTTTAATTACAGTTGGATTTTTATATTCATACCCATCCACAACATCTTCAATATATTCTACATTTTCAGGTTCTACATAATCTACTGTATCTGTTGCAATTGCTATAAGATTTCTTAATTTTCCACCAAATCTATTTTTAGAAAACGATTGTGGTGTTCTAGAATCAAGCATTTTGAGATTTTCAAATGTAATTTTTTCACCTAAATCATAAAGCAATTTCGCATTTTTTATCAATTCTTCATTTGTAATTCCATTAAAATTAGGATTACCATGTAGAAATGCTTTATTTGAAAGGTTATTTTTCCATTTTGTTGTATCTTCAATTTTAAATACTGCATTGTTGGAACCTGAAACTTCTTCACCAGTCTTTCTATCATGATCACTCTTATTAAGCATTTGTAAATTATCAATAAAATCTGGTGTATTAGATACAACATGGTCGATAACAGAACCTTTTGGTATATCACCATTATAATATTCCCAAATCAATCTATGTTGTTTATTATGACCATTTGTAAAACTATTAATTACTCTATAATTTTTTGATTTATGAGTAAAAAACCCTTCTAATTCTAATGACATAGAATCTTTTGCAACCACATATGAACCATCTGGTAACATTAATTTATGTTCTGGTGTACAACGAAATGTTGTATTATCACTTAATGTAATTTTGATGGTTTTACGTGTACCCGTTTTAAAAGCAATAGCAGTTTTTACATCTGTAACCCACTTTCTTTTATTTCCAATATGAGCAGAGTACACTGGAAATGGTTTATTTTCCATAGCCAACTCTTTAATAGAAACTGCATTTCTACCATCAGCCACCGCTACCATAGTATCACCTGTAAAACATGGGTTACAAAGAAAGTCTAAGTGATCGACAAAATAGAAACCCGGTTCACCAAATTCTTTTGTTTTCTGCATAACAGATTGAAATATTTCAAATGTGATTGTGCTACGCAATAACACAACTGAATTATTACTTCTTGCTCTTTGTGGGTTTGTGTTATACCAATCACCTGTTTTTGCATTTATCATATCATCATCATCTAATGAGAAGAGACAAATTGTAGCAGAACGCCTAACACCACCAGCTAAAACAGCATCAGCTGAATGCATTACAATATCATATGCATCAATTGTTTTAAGTTTATCTTTTCCACTCAAAATTAAACCTTGGAGTAGATATTCAATTTTATCCAAGGCTCTTCTTAGTGGTTCTGGTCCCGGAGCTTTAAATCCACCTGAAATGAAACTACCCTTTGGTCTGATATTTGATAAATCAAAATAAACACGTCTACCTTCATACTCTGGATGTTTACCACCACCAACAAAAAAAGAGGACATTAAAACGTCTAATGATGATGCCCAACCTTCAATGCTATCTTCAACTACATAAACCTTTGCCATCTTTGTTCGATTAGCGATTTTAGGTAGTTTCTTAATATGATGTTTCTGTACTGAAAATCCTACACCCGCTCCACAATTATGTGCAACAGTTCCATCTTCTAAAATAAAATTATGGTTATCTTCAACAGAAATATCCCAATATTTTCTCTCATCTTTTATTATAGTTTTTTTTGTTATTTTCATTTCATGCATTTCGTGATAATTAACTATATCATCATCTTCGGAAAGGTGTTGTGCTTCTACCCAACCTCTATTAGAAGTTAAAAATTTATGATCAACAGTACATCGAATGGTCGCACCATTCTCCAACTCTAACTCAATTTTTTCCTTATCTTCTGTTGCATTTTCTATTGTGTTGTAAACATGTTTATACTCATATTTTTTTGTGGTTTCATTATATGATAAAACTTCATCACCAACTTCAATATCCTTTATCATTTTATCACCTGATTTAATTTTAACCATGGTTTCAGGTGCCAAACATAAAAGAGTATGAAATATTTCACCAAAAGCTTCAGACCTGTCTAAATATGTGGATGTGCAATTTCCAGTGACAATTCCACCATCCAAAATAAATGATTTATCGTCTTCAACTTCTAAACACCACACGGTTTCAAATCTGTTAGTTTTTTCAATATTTCTAACATGCCATCTAGTTTTTTGTGAGGATGAATCAAATAATCTAAATCTAGTAGTACCATCAGCATATTCACCATAATTAGTTTTTGTAAATGAAACATCCCTTTCACTTATAGTATATGAACCAGCAACACTAAAACATCTACGAATAAAATCAACGGCTTTTTTATTTGATGCCTGTATACCAACAAAAGAATTATGATTAAAACGACTTTCTTTCTTTTCACCATCTGCATCTAGATAACCACGAACAAATGCTCTTATTAATTCTGGTGAATCTTTTTCAGGGTTTGGTAGTGTTTTTTTATATTTACCCGTATAACAAATAATATCACCATACAAGGATGCACTAGATGATGATTTAAATCCCATCTCTAAAAATCTATACTCATATTGATTATCTTTACCACATAAACGAACATTAGAATGATTATTATTTACAACACCATCACCATAAACATATCCATAACACCAATAAAGACGCTCTAAAAAATTAGCATCATCAAAATCAAATTCTTGTAAAATTTCAGGTACTTCTAAAAGTACGTCACCAACTGATAATTCATCTGTTCTATCACCGTTTTTTAAAATCCATGTATGATTATCTGTAGCATAAACAGTTTTAATAGAACTTTTTTTACTTAAAGTTATTTTATTTAATGTATTTTTACCATATGATTTAACAGTAGCATTTTTCCACACTCCTTTATGTGATAATACAGATATTTCATCACCATCATCAAAATCCTTAAATGATTTAATACCTAAAGAGGTGATGAATTTAGTTTCTTGTGCGAAACAATTGTATAAGCGCATCGGATTCTTAAGTAGCTGATCACCACCAAATTGTAATGCTCTTTGAGCACCCAATGCATATTTTTCTTTGTACCCATCTTCAGCAATCTGAATAGCTTCTTCTAATTCTGTTGACATTTTATCAGAGTAATAACCTCTATGCATGTCCATTACACGTGATACAGATTCATCCCATGTTTCGTATTTATTTGTTGTTTCAGACCATCTTGAATAACCGTCAAAAAATTTAGCATTTGACATCATGGCACGACTATCTACTTGTGAGTTCATTTATTTTTTTCTTCTTTCTTATAATTGAGATTTTAGTTCGGTAGGAGTCAAAATAATTGTACCATCATCTTGTGGCTCCCATAGGAATAGTTGATCTTCTTTTAGGTTTAGGGATTTGAATAAATCAGGATGAAAACACATAATCAAATCATCATCTTCTTTAATAAGCTTACTTAACATAACTTTATCATTCATAATTTTCTCCATTTGTTGTATTTTATTTTTGCATTTATACCAGAATAGGTATTTGAATCGATAAGTTTAACAATTTCAGAAACGGACATCCCTGAAAGGATTAAATCGTTTATATCTTTTGTTGAATTATTACTAGGCCATATACAAATTTTATAACCACGTTCAATATATTTATGGTATTTTTTAACGATTTCTGCATTTCTAGGCTCATTATCTAGCACTATTACAAAAGATTTATCAAGTGTGTTTATATCAGAACCAGCCATAGCACATGAATTTGGTAAAAATAAACTATCAAATGGCCCCTCTACACAATAGGCTGTTTTCGAGTAATCTATTTCATCAAGACCAAATATTTTATTTTGGTCTTCATTGATCATAATCGTTATATATCTGAAATCACCATCTTCAAATGTTCTACCCTGAAATCCAAAACACGTACCCATTATATCAATAAATGGTATCACAATTCTTTCATGATCATATTTTAAGACTTCTTCTGAAAATTTATTTGGTATGATTTTATTGACAAATTCATAAAAATTCTCAATATAGAATAATTTAGAATATTGATGTGATGGTATTTTTCTACCCTTGATGTATCCCAAAGCTTTGGGTACGTCTGTAATCGGTATCAGATATTGAAATGGATCGTTCTTTTGTGTACTCTTAATAACATCAGTGCATGGATTACTTTTATATTTAAATTTTGGTTTATTCACCTTAATATCCATCAGATAACTTTGATACAAGTTATGATGATGTTCTCTCAAATATGTTTCAAAACGGAATGATGCACCACAATTATAACACCCATAAAAAAGTTCATAGTCCCTCTCATAAATGCTACCACGTTTCTTGTGTTTGCTTTTTTGAGAGTCACCACAATTATCACATCGAAATGTTGCTTTATAAGGTGACTGTGATATAACCTGAAATCTTTCTAAGTATGGTGATAATTGATTTGCATATTCTTGCTGAATTAGTAGTTTTTCTATTGTATCCATTGGAAACAATATAGCATAATTCATGCATCCTTACAAGGTTTCTTTTTCCTTTTAAGTGCTTTGGTTTTTTTGAAAATAATGGACTCTTTATCATTTTTAATTGCTATATTACCAGACCCCATATTATTTGCTGGTACTCCACCAGATACACCTTCTTCCATCAAGACTTCTGCATCAGCCATATATTTTTCTAAAATTAGGTCATATCGAACCAATTTACTGACTTCTTCTTCAGTCATATATTGACCCTCTTTAAGTAAAAATAAAGCACCAGCAAATGATGCTAACCTAGTTTTACCACCCGGTAATTTACCTAGAAGTTTTTTAAGATTTAGAATCATAACATCGAATTTAGAAAAATTCTCTCTTTCATCTCTTGTCATATCAGAGCGCTTTTTAAGAACTTTTCCATCTGCATCAATCAAACCCAATTTATAAGCTTCCCATTCATCAAACTTGAGAACAAGTCTTTTTAGAAAAGAATATAACATATAGATGTTTGCACCTGATTTGAATATACCTTCATGTAATTGTGTCATGTCTGATCCTCAATTGTTATTTTTTCAGCAATAATTTTAAATTTTGGTAATTCTAAATCCTTGATTTTTGGTGTCCCATCCCAATTATATGATAGAGTGATATGTGGAACAAATGCAGGCCACTCATCCTTCATACCCAAATTTTCAAACCTGTTACGAATTTTTACAAGATTTGTTACATTTAATTTTATCACTGGTATGTTGTTTTCTTTACCAAGCAAACCAAATGAATCAAAGGATACTTCAAATGGTTCTAATGTAAATACTCCATTTGTTATGTTGTGTTCAGATGTAGTATAGAAAATAGTTGTGTGAAACTCAAATGTTTTTATTGGTTCATTATTGTAGTTTTCAGATAAATCAAACCCATTTGATTTAGCATATTCAGTTAATAGCTTTTGGCTCTCACTTGTAAAAGTAATCCCAACAAATTTTCTATTAAATTTTGATAAATATTCTTTAAAGGTCTTCAAAAAATATCCTTAAAATTGGATATATCATTAGGGTCCATAGTAAATCTACCACCTTTAAACCAATTATACAATGGATCAATCAACACTGGTTTATTATTTCTTTCCATGACATTATCACCATGAACATCAATCAACCTTTCATTTGCTGATAAAAATTCACACAAATCAATAGCATCTTTATCATTATTTGGTATAGAATTAAAGTCGGAATAACCTTCAAGAAAATCATCTGGTGCTCTACACATCTCAATAAACTCATCAGATGCACGAGAACTATTATTCAATTTCTCAAGCCTAACAGCCATAAAAATATCATTAATTTTTATAACTTTACCTTTTATTTTAGGTACATATTTATTTGATTGATTTCTAATAACCCAATTCAAATATTTAAGATATGCAGTATCTTTCATGAATAATTTAATGACATATGGATATCTAGGATTACCGAAAACTGTAGCATATTTACCACGTCCAAATGATTTAAAACCAAACTTACCAAATAAGTCATTAGCTTCACCCTGCCAATCAGTGTTACGTGAATCAACCGTGTCAAATTTACTAACTCTATCCTTAAACATACCAATTTCTTTAGGTTTATTTAATTCTAATAATGACACTATTTTTTTGTATGTAATCATAACTTTTTCAACTTTTCCTGAACGTCTGTTAATATCTTAATTTCATCGTTATTTATAATGCGACATTTAACCCCAATATTACTAACCCTATCGGGCATTCTCTGTAAATGTACTAAAAAGGTTTTCAGGATTTCCTCTTGTCCTTCTAATCTCAAAAATAACATCTCAGTAGCCAAATTACCAAAAACATTATATAATATGATTATATGATTTATGATTAAATTTTCTTTCAATATTCCGGTTTTTTCATATTGGTTGAATAACCGTTTAATATAAGAAAACCTCTTCAAATCTTCATAAAATTCAGTTGTATCCAAAGAAGGGTTTTCATATAATTTCGCTGCTACAATAGTAAAATTCGCTTCATGTATTTTCATTTTTTTGTATAAACCTATTCTCTTTTGTAGACCAAATCAAATCAATTGTTGTTTTTGTAGACCAGAGAAAATCACCAAAACATTTATAAGTAAATAAAATTTGTTGATTGGTTCTTTGATATTCTTGAGGAATATGGACAATCCATGGAACAGATTTATTATAACCTTTTGGTCTTGATATGTTGTTATTTTCTTCTAATTTCGTATTTAAATAAGAAACCCGCATTAAGTATTTATCGGGTAATATATACCAACCCATATCTTCAATTATAAATTTACAGCGTGTTCTAGTTTTAAGGTAAGTAAATTCATATATAGGATATCCTTCATCTGTTATACCTAATTCATACATACTAAAATCGGTCAATACTGGAAATAAATAACTATCTAGTAAAGGGATAAAAACATATGTTGGGACTACTATACCAATTACTATGAAAAACCATATAATTGCTTCCAATATTCCAGTAAAGCTGTTACCAAAGAATATAATCATTCTGAATTTTTACCTCTAGTTCTATCATCAACCCTATTAAGAGTTATTGTTAATTCAACGATTGAATCTGATAGTTGCACCAATCGTTGATTTAATGCTGTAATTTCATTTAATAAGCTAATGTTTCTTTGTTCTAAAGAATCAATTCTATATGTGTAGTCATTCCATGCAGACACTCCAACAAAAAGTAGTGAGAACAAAGTTATCAACCCAATAATAAAACTTATTGTGCGTTGATTTAACACAATACCAA